TTGAAATTCGTTATCGACCGTGCTAAACAAGCCCAAGTGCCAAAACACGTTATCGATAAAGCGATTGATAAAGCAAAAGGAAACACAGACGAAACCTTTACAGAAGGACGTTATGAAGGTTTTGGACCAAATGGTTCTATGTTGATTGTAGATACTTTGACTTCTAACGTCAACCGTACAGCAGCCAATGTCCGTGCTGCCTTTGGTAAAAACGGCGGAAACATGGGTGCTTCTGGTTCAGTTTCTTACCTCTTTGACAACAAGGGGGTTATCGTATTTGCTGGTGAAGATGCGGATGCAGTCTTTGAGCAATTGCTCGAAGCAGATGTGGATGTGGACGATGTAGAAGCAGAAGAAGGAACAATCACGGTTTACACAGCTCCAACAGACCTTCACAAGGCTATCGTTGCCCTTCGTGAGTCTGGCATCGAAGAATTCCAAGTGACTGAATTGGAAATGATTCCTCAGTCTGAAGTGGAATTGTCGGGTGATGACCTTGAAACCTTTGAAAAACTTTACAGCGTTCTTGAAGACGACGAAGACGTACAAAAGATCTACACAAACGTAGATGGATTCTAAAAAACAAAAATAAACCCTTGAAATGACAATCGTTTCAAGGGTTTTTGTTATATCTAAAAATAGAAAAGGGGCAGAAAAGGGGCAGAATTAAAAAACACTATCTAATTTCTTTACAAGTTTATCTTCCATGTCTTGCGTCGTATGAGAATAAATTTCGAGTGTCATTTTGGCATTTGCGTGTCCTACACGATCCATAATTGACTTAATAGGAAGACCAGCTTCTGCTAAAAACGAAATATGAGAATGTCGGAACACATGGCTAGATAGATTTTTTTCTATTCCTGCCATTGCGCCATATTTTTTTATAATTTGAATGAAAGATGCTAAAGTTATTGGACTATTCCAGACCTCTAAACAAAAGATATAATCATCATCTTTTAACGGTTGATAACGTTCAGTGAGTCGGATCACTTGACGTTGTATGGCCTTTATAACTGCATCTGATACCAGTATTGTTCTAATGGATTTTGCGGTTTTTGGTAATGTTTTTATTTTGTTGATTGAGTCGAAATTACCTGTAATTTCAATCTTATTGTTTTTAAAGTCTATATTTTTGAGTTGTAATGCCGTCAACTCTCCATATCTCATTCCAGTAAGAGCAAGAACCGTTACCATATCAGCATATTTTTGTTGATATGGTCGATTGTTTAGTGCGTCTATTAATGTTTTTATTTCCTGCATAGTCAAAAACTTGTTACGCTTTTTTTCAATATCTTCTAAAGTTTCTGGCTTTTTAGGAATAACCGTGTAATTAACCTCGTTATTTTCGATATAGGAGTATTGAACTGCATAATCGAAGATGCTTTTGAGTCTGCTGCGGACTCTATAAGCTGTATGATAGCCATTGCTATCAATAATATTTTCAATCTTTCTCTGGATATATCGTCTATCGATATTAGCTAGTAAAGTGTCAGATGGTATTTCTTTTTTCATAGTTGCATCAACAAAAGTATAATTGTGTTTTGTAGATGCCTTTACTGTTTGCGCCCATGATTTATAGAAAAGGTTATATATCTCTTCAAAGGTAATGCTCTCGACTTGTTTTGTGCTGAGTTTTTTATTTATCTTTTCCTGCAGAAAAATCGCAGCTTGATTCCTTGCTTGAGGGGTTTTCTTCTCCATCGTGACTGAAACTTTTTTTAATTTCTCAGTATATGGATCTTTGTATCTCTCAAAAAATTTATATTTGCCATTTGGCAATTCTTCCATCCACATTGATTTTACCTCACTTTTTTGTTAAAATGGGTATAGTAAAGAGGGCTTTTTAATGCCTTTTACTATACAGGATATCCTCACACTCAAAGTTTGGCGATGGCGAGTGTGGGGATTTTTTTGTTTTTTTACGAATTATGGACGATAACATCCAATGCTCCCATGATTCGCTGTGCGTTTTCGACCGCTTCCTTGTATTCTTTTGAAGTATTCTTTACTGGCTTTCTAATCAAGTCAATGAATACAACTGGTTTATTGAAGTCATTTGAAGTTACACGAAGAGTCATGTCCAAAATTTTAGAGGTTGATTTTCGTTTGGATACGATACCGCCTGCGACTGCTCCAATAGGTCCGAACATAGCGCCTGCAACCAAAGCTTGACCAACACCACCCGAAACAACCGTCTGATTATTTACAATCAACTCATAAGATACTAGGTCCTCGAACGAATACCATCCAGTATCATTTTTGTCTTTCTTGACCAAGGACGGGATCAATGACAATCCCATAGTGCCGACTGCAAGACTGGCTTTTACAGAACCCTTGATTGCTCCCCCGACGATTCCAGACGAACCTTTTGCTTTGCGTGCTCCATTTATTCGATAGGTACGATTATATCTATCAATTTCAAGTGGTCCGACTTTATCTGTTCGTCTGCTTTTGGCAGCAGAAACAGGAGAAACTGGTTTCGCGATTGGCTGAGGTTGTTCAGTCGGTTCTTGGTTAGCGATGGAATAACCGCAGTTTGGACAAAATTTATAGCCCTCTACTGGATTGCCACATTCAGGACAAAATTTCATAATAACCTCCAAAATAATAACTAATTAAAATCCTTTATGCTCTTTTTTCTTACCCATAGACGACGAGGTTATGGGTTTTTATTTTTCTCAATACCTCGCCACAATACACCAGCTATCACATCTGCTTTTAGCATTACACGTCAATATCATAATATTCTTGTAAGATATTGTTCCCTCGTTTGTATTTTGTAACAAGGTCAATAGCTACTCGTCGTTGCTGTTGATCGTCCAATAAATATTCACCATAACTCAATATCCGATAATGAACAAAATCAACTAATCGATTGAAAAGGGCATTATCGCTGATTGTATTTGCTTGTTTAATTTGCTCGTATGAGTGTTTGTTTTTGAGGTGCCAGACCATGCGCTCATTATTGATGTAAAAGAGAGAGGCCATGGTGTTAGCTTCTATCTCTAGCGGATTGCTCTGATAGTTGTTAGCGCAAGCGAGGGCGACCTCATTAGAACGACCCGTGCTAAAATGGGCTGCAATGTGGGCTAATTCATGCAAAATGGTAAAGATAACCCGTCTTTTGATATGTGTTTGATTGATATAAACAAGGTACTTTTCTTCTTCCTTGCTGTAAATGGTAAAGCCGTCATTGTGTTTACAGATAATATCATCCAAGTAGGTAACATCTGGATTACTGACAAGCCCTCGGTATCTAATGTACTCAGAACCAAGTAGACCGGCTGAAGGGAGCATAGGAAACGGGTCCTTTTCAAAGAAGATAAAATGAAGGTTGTAAGTCTGTTCAAAGTAACGGATGATGTGCTGAAAAGTAACTTGCTCAAGTGGAATATTATTCTGTCGAGACACTGCTTCGATCACCGGGACGGCGTAATCCCAGTGTCGGATGTACTGCCTACGTGAAATAATTTCTCTAGCCATAATTACCTCCACTTACTGTCATCGTCCATCAGGGTTTTAGCAGTTACCATCAAGCTTTCAATCGCCTTGTTAAAGCGAACCTTTTCTTCCTCGGTCATGTTCTGGGTCTGATTTCTGAACGCTGCAACAAGTTCAGTTTCAGCTGGGCCAAGATTTGCATTTGCCTTGTTGTCACTTGCAATAGTCGGATTATCCGTTCTGCCAAGCAAGTAGTCGGTGGACACGTTGAAGTAGTCGGCGATTTCTTGTAATCTTTCAGCATTTGGTTTTTTATTTTTCATGCTATAGATTGTATTTCTACTGTAACCAAGTGTTTCTTCGAGAGAATTGATAGAAATTCCTCGTTTTTGGCAAAGTTCTTTAATTTTTTCAAATAAAGAAAACATTGTTTTATCAGCCTTTCTAAGACATGACAAAAAATATTTAAACTTTTGTGTGTAAAATAGTTGACAAAACACAATCAATAGTTTAGAATAGTTTTTGTAAGTGAATGAGTTAGTAAAAACGAAGTTAAAACTTATCTAAAAAATAGCTTTGGCGAGCGAATAAGTTGATAGATATAACGTTTTATCAAGGTTTTTAATTATGCTTTTATTTTAAACAATAGATTGTTAAATGTCAAGTATTTTATAAAATATTTTACTAACTCATTTTCTTACTTTTAAAGAAAGGAGGAAGATGAATGTCAAAAAAAGAAGTGTCTCCGATATCTTTAGAGAATCTAAAAAACGATATTCAAAGATTTGTTGAGAAGGTCGCTGATGAAGCTATTCAACAATCTGAGACATACTCGCAAGCAATTTTACTAGTTTCGCAAAACACTAGTTTTTCAGAACATGGCTTAGCAATGACAAAAGCTATCCAAGATGAGATCACGAAGCGCGCCTTGAATAGCAGAACAAAAAATGAGCCTATCTCTATACAGATAGACTCAGAAGAATTCAAGCATCTTAGCTGTGAAGCCATTCATGATATTTCTCAAGCAACTCTATAGTGGTTATTGTAGAAATCAAACCACCGACCATCCCAAGTTGCAATCCGTCTGTATGGTCGATTTGCTTAGTAGCTTCATTAGCTTTAGCAGCAATAGCTTGCATATCTTCAGTTGTTAAAGATTCTCGGAAATCTTTAAAGGATTTCATAAAATCACCTCCTTTCTAATTTTATTATAGCAGAAAGCGAGGAAAGGAAAAAAGAAAGGAGAGAAATATGCCCAACATGGATGGTGGACGTCAAAAAATCAGAGATTATCTGAAAGAACACAATTTGACGATGGCGACGCTAGCAGTACAGTATAGCATGACTCGTCAGGATGTAACGAATATCCTGAATGGGAAGCTGAAAAATCCGCAAGCGAATCAGTTCATCGCTCGTGTGATTGAAGATTTTAAAATTCGGTAATACAAAAAGCACCTAACAAAGTCAGGCGCATACTAAAATAACTAACTGAATTATAACACGAAAGGAGCAAAAATGGAAGCAGTTGAAATCGTAAGAATTAAAGATGTAATCATCGAAAAGGTTTCGGCTAATGATGAAGAATTAGAACACATCTTTGGATGCTCGAAACGGCAAGCAGGAGACATGAGACGAGAGATGAAGAAGCTACCTAGCCAACAGAAGCATCTTAGGAATGATGGGCAACTTGTAACTATTAAAGGTTTTGACAAATATCTGCAATATCGTGGGACTCAAGCTTGGGAAAAAGAAATGGTGAAAAGCAAGAAAATGAGGTTAGTCGGATGAACCTACTAGCAAGAATTAAAAACTACTTTTCGGAAGAGGTCGAAGAAACCAATCTCGACTGGAAAGAGGTCGCTCTGGACCTCAATCAATCACTGATTGAATCACAAGAAAAACTTCAAAATGCCAATCAGCGTATTGCTGATCTTGAAAAAATCGTAGCAATCTACAAGGAAATGGGGAATGCAAAATGATGGAATACATTTACTTTGTAATAATCATAGGAATCGGGTTGTGGTCGCTAGTAAATAAACTAGATGACCACGCTAAAATGAAGCAGAAAGAGCGCCAGCGAATAGCTAACAATGTCGCACGGATGAACCTGAGAAATTCAGATAAGCAATTTACGTACGACGTCCAACAACCTGTGGGACTCGCAAAAGGTGTAGAAGAAGGAGCTTAAAATGGTGACGATTAATAAACTAGAAATCGAAAACGTCAAGCGCGTTAAAGCAGTCAAGTTAGAGCCGTCAGCGACTGGTTTGACAATCGTTGGTGGAAATAACAACCAGGGGAAAACAAGTGTACTAGATGCGATTGCTTGGGCGTTGGGTGGCAACAAGTACAAGCCTAGCCAAGCACAGCGCGAAGGAAGTACAATTCCGCCTAGCTTAAAAATCACGCTATCAAATGGTTTGATTGTGGAGCGAAGTGGTAAGAACAGCACTCTCAAGGTCATCGACCCAAGTGGTAACAAGGCTGGTCAAAACTTGCTTGATAGCTTCGTGGAAGAGCTGGCTATCAACTTGCCAAAATTCATGGAACAGACCAGCAAAGAAAAAGCGAAGACTTTATTACAAATCATCGGAGTTGGTCCACAGTTGGCTGAACTGGAGATGCAGGAAAAGACAAAATATGACGAGCGCCATGCAATCGGTGTGATTGCTGACCAAAAAGAGAAGTTTGCAAAAGAGCAACCGTACTATCCAGATGCACCGAAAGAATTGGTCTCTATTGCCGAACTTATCCAGCAACAGCAAGCTATCCTTGCTAAGAATGGCGAGAATGCCCGCAAGCGCCAGAATTTGGTAGTTATTCAAAATCAACACGACTCAGCGACTGCAGAAGTTGAACGACTGGAGCAATTGCTGGCAGATGCGAGGGCGAAAGAAGAACAGCTAGCACAAGACTTGGATATCGCAACTACTGACGCAATGGATCTTATCGATGAATCAACTGAAGAAATCGAAAAGAGCATCGCAGAGATTGATGAAATCAATCGTAAAGTGCGTGCTAATCTGGACAAGGACAAAGCAGAAGAAGATGCCAAGGGTTATCGCGAGCAATATCGTGAATTAGACCTTGTTATTGATGACATCCGCAAGCAAAAAACAGATTTGCTCACTAACGCAGACTTACCGCTGCCGGGCTTATCCGTGGATGATGGAGAATTGCTCTATCTTGGTCAGCGCTGGGATAACATGTCTGGTAGTCAGCAGTTGCAAGTTGCGACTGCAATCGTGCGTAAATTGAAGCCAGAGTGTGGATTCGTACTAATTGACAAGCTGGAGCAAATGGATCAGCAGACCTTGCAAGAATTTGGCGCATGGCTTGAGCGGGAAGGATTGCAAGCTATTGCAACTAGAGTCTCAACGGGAGATGAGTGTAGCATCCTGATTGAAGACGGGTATAGCGTGAAGCCGGAGGTGGCACAAGCACCTAAAACATGGCAAGGTGGATTTTAAAAACTAAAGGAGAACAATCATGAAACAACAAAAAACTTTTATCGTATTACGTGATAAAAAAACTGGATATTTTTTATCAGCTTATAAAAATCGGATGGATCGTCTAGCTTATGAAGCGAGCTGGGTAGAATGTGTAAACGATGCTTTGGTTATTCCAGAAGATCGCTTGATTAAAGAAGAAAACATTTACAAAGGGATGGCTCGTATTTTTGAAGCTGAGTTAATTCGTGTAAAGGCTGAATTCTTAATTGAAACATTAGACGGAAAAGAACCTAACGAACCGCTTCAGAATGTTGATGATATCAATAAAGAAAAGTTTTTACGCTCGCTGGTAGAAGAAATTTTTGGAGGTGAATAATGCAAATCACAAGAGGAAAACGGGCGCGAGCTCAAAAGGTAGTTATCTACGGCCCTGAAGGAATTGGAAAATCCACGTTTGCTGCTGAATTTCCAAATGCTGTCTTCATTGATACGGAAGGCTCGACAGATAACATGGATGTGGCACGATTAGACAAGCCGACCAGCTGGACCATGCTCATCAATGAGATTGCTTTTATCAAAGCAAATCCGACTGAGTGTGGGACACTCGTTATTGATACGATCGATTGGGCAGAAGCTTTGGCAGTTAATTACATCTGTTCGCAACATGGCAAGCAAGGGATCGAAGATTTCGGTTGGGGCAAGGGGTATACCTTTGTACAAGAAGAAATGGGACGTTTCTTAAATAGTCTGTCTGACTTGGTTGATATGGGCATCAATGTAGTATTAACTGCACACGCTCAGATTAAGAAATTCGAGCAACCGGACGAGATGGGTTCTTACGACAGATATGAGCTCAAACTTGGTAAGAAGACTAGTTCCCAGACAGCTCCACTCGTAAAAGAATGGGCAGACATGGTTCTATTTGCCAATTACAAGACCTTAGTCATGACGGCCGAGAACGGCAAGAAGAAGGCGCAGGGCGGTGAGCGTGTCATGTATACCAATCATCGACCAGCTTGGGATGCTAAGAACCGACATGGTTTACCAGATGAATTACCGTTCCATTATGCAGGGATTGCTCATATCTTTACCGTCCAACAAGTACAGGCGCCTGTGCCACAACCGCAGACAGTCGCTCCAGAACCTCAGCAAGCCCCTGAGCAAGTCCAAGAGGAATTGCCTCTCGATATGTCACAGGTCGCTGAAAAACCTCAAAATGAAGCCCCTAGCAATACTCAGACACCACCAGCGCAATATCATGCAAGCTTGCCTAAGAGTTTGACGGACCTCATGACGCAAGGCAACGTGACGGAAGAAGAGCTCCAAAAAGTTGCATACATACGAGGTCACTTTCCGCTGGGCACACCAATCGAAAACTTCCCGCCTGATTATTGGGATATGATTGTTGCACACTGGCAGGCGACTATGGAAGTTATTCAAAATCAAGTACGAGCAGACCCTGAACTGCCCTTCACGATGTAGATTTTGGGAATTAGAAATCATAGCAAAATACAATAAGGAGTATCTATGAAAGATAAAACTATTCAAATTGATTTGTCAAAAATCGCAAATACAGCCTTACAAGAAAAGGTTGACAAAGAACTTGAAAAAGTCCTTGAGAACATTCTGGATCTCAATACAGAAGCCAAGGCAACTCGTAAGGTCACTATTATACTGACGATGTCAACAGACGATGAGCGTACAGTCGTTAAGACAGGTATGGAAGTCAAATCTACCTTGGCACCACAGAAAGGTGTTGCAACAACTGTTATTGTTGGTCGTGATGACACTGGTAAAATTCACGCAAATGAGCTCAAAAGCGGCATCCCTGGTCAGACATATTTTGACGATAATGGGGACATGAGAACCGACACTGGTGATCTCATCGAAAAAGTGGAACAACAGGAAAAATCTAAAATCATTGATTACAATCAAAAGAAAGCAGGTAACTAACTATGACAGAAAATCTCAAAGAAGCATTATCTTACGCAGTTGAACTAGCAGGTAAAGAAAAGAAAATCATTCGTTCAGAGACAGGGAAGGAATATTTTGACAGCAATGAATATGACTTACAGGAACTTAACCCTCGTAAGTACGCACCTATCCTTGAGCTTCAGACACTCAAAAGTCTAGTTGACTATCTCAAATCAGATAACGATTTCATCAGTGATCGTAAACTTGTAGTTGTCGTGGACAGTTTCCAAAAAGTATCTGTATATGATCAAGTTGATTTTGAAAATGGTAAACGTCCTCAGCTCGTATCTGTAAAAGCAACTGTTCCAGTTATTCCATTCAGTAATTGGCGCGACCAGGAAGAATTCAATATTATGCTGCAGTCTATGTTTATCGATGATGCAGACCGTAATTTGGTTTTGGATTTTGCTAGCCATTTGAAAATCGAAAAAGGTGCAGAAGTACAGGACAATGGCATCAGTCAAATGGCTACGGTTCGCGATGGTGTAGCAAGCTTAGCACAAGCTAAGACTCCAAATCCAGTAACCTTGCGACCATATCGTACTTTCAACGAAGTGGAACAACCAGCAAGTCAATTCGTCTTCCGCATCAACAAATTGGCAAATCTTGCGCTCTTTGAAGCAGATGGGGGTAAATGGAAATTAGAAGCCGTCGAAAGCATCGCAAATTATTTAAAAAATGAACTTGCTAGCAACAAAAAAATTACTATTTTAGCTTAAAGGAGAAATCAACATGACACAACAATACAACAACTTTGATCACGAAATCAGCTGGGAAGATACGATTGAAAAAGACTCGGATTTCGTCCTGCTTCCTGATGGATTATACTATTTCACAGTCGTTGGCATGGAACGTACACGCCACACGCCAAACCCACAAAATCCCGGTAAATTGCCAGCGTGTAACAAAGCTATCGTCAGCATCAAAATCGTAGCTAACGAATGTGAAACTGAACTGCGTCACAACCTATTCTTACATAGCTCAACCGAAGGAATGCTCTCTGCTTTCTTTGCTGCAATTGGCCAAAAGAAAAAAGGCGAACCGCTTCGCATGAACTGGAATACCATCATCGGCGCAACTGGCGTATGTAAAGTCGGAACTCGACAATACAATAACAACAATTACAACGAAGTCAAATCCATGCTCTATCCTGAAGACGTTGATTACACAAAAGTGTTGAATCAGCAACCAGGGCAAGCTACACAAGCAAGCTACCAGCAACCACAGCAGCCGAATTTTGCGCAACAACCACAAGGACAAGCTGGATACCAAGCTGGTCAATTCTAGGAGGTAAGGGATGCAATTAAGACCTTATCAACAGGAAGCACGGGAAGCTGTTCAGGCTGAATGGGCTAAAGGTCGTAAGCGCACGCTCTTAGTATTGCCAACAGGATGCGGAAAGACGATTGTCTTTTCCAAAATCATTGAAGACCAAGTGAAAGAGGGCAAGCGTGTGCTTGTCCTTGCTCATAGGTCCGAATTGCTGGAGCAGGCTAGCGACAAATTAAAGACTGCGACAGGTCTCGGCACGGCTTTAGAAAAAGCTGAAAACACCTCTATCGGTTCATGGTATCGCGTCGTTGTTGGCTCGGTTCAAACTATGCAAAGGGAAAAACGACTTAGTCAATTTCCTCCCGATTGGTTCGATACGATTGTAGTTGATGAAGCGCATCACGCTATTTCAGATGGTTATCAACGTGTGCTTGGTTATTTTGAACAGTCGAATGTATTGGGAGTCACAGCGACCCCAGACCGCGGAGATATGAAGAATCTAGGTTCTTACTTCGACAGCTTAGCTTACGAGTATTCACTAGTCCAAGCTATCCAAGAAGGGTACTTATCAAAAATCAAAGCTTTGACAATTCCACTCAGCTTGGATTTATCGAATGTCAGCATGTCGGCAGGCGATTTCAAGGCGAGCGATGTCGGAACGGCACTGGATCCATACCTGGAGCAGATAGCAGATGAAATGGCCAGGCAATGCGCAGACCGTAAGACAGTCGTATTCTTGCCATTGGTGAAGACCTCGCAGAAGTTTCGAGATATTCTAAACGCAAAAGGTTTTCGCGCTGCTGAGGTAAATGGAGAGTCCAAGGATCGTGCAGAAGTCTTAGAAGACTTCGAGAATGACCGTTACAACGTTCTTTGTAACTCTATGCTCTTGACTGAAGGCTGGGATTGCCCATCAGTAGATTGCGTGGTAGTGTTAAGACCTACTAAGGTACGTGCCTTGTATAGCCAGATGGTAGGGCGTGGGACTCGCTTGCATCCAGGGAAAGAAGAACTGCTTTTGCTAGACTTCCTCTGGCACACTGAACGCCACGAACTCTGTCGGCCAGCTCATTTAATCTGTGAGACTCCAGAGGTCGCTCAGAAAATGGTTGAGAACATGGAAGAGCAAACAGGTGTAATGCTTGATCTTGAAGATATGGAAGTCAAGGCAGCAGAAGACGTAGTTGCTCAACGCGAAGAAGCCTTGGCCAAACAATTAGAAGAAATGCGCAAGCGTAAACGCAAACTTGTGGATCCATTGCAATTTGAAATGTCTATCCATGCTGAAGATTTATCAAACTACGTACCTAACTTTGGATGGGAGATGGCACCTGCTAGTGATAAGCAAATTAAAGCTCTTGAGAAATACGGCATACTTCCTGACGAAATCTCGAATGCTGGAAAGGCTGCTTTATATTTAGATAGATTGCACAAACGACAATCCGAAGGATTGACGACACCGAAACAAATTCGCTTTCTGGAAGGCCGTGGCTTTAAAGATGTGGGCATGTGGCAATTTGATCACGCTAGGAATATGATTGACCGTATTGCTGCGAACGGCTGGCGATTGCCGGCAGGCGTGCGACCAGCTGAATATGTACCGGGGTGATGTATGAAATTTTTGGATTTATTCGCAGGTATCGGTGGATTTCGTCTTGGAATGGAATCCGCCGGTCATGAATGTATAGGATTTTGTGAGATTGACAAATTCGCAAGAGCGAGCTATAAAGCAATCCACAACACAGAAGGAGAGATAGAGTTACATGACATCACAGCAGTATCAGATGAGTCTATTCGAAGAATCGGACGTGTGGACATTATCTGTGGAGGATTTCCGTGCCAGGCTTTCTCAATTGCAGGAGCAAGACGAGGTTTTGAAGATACACGAGGAACTTTGTTTTTTGAGATTGCACGGTTCGCATCTATTCTCAGACCTAAATATCTATTGCTTGAGAACGTCAAAGGACTCCTCAACCATGACGGAGGAGCTACATTTGAAACCATCCTCGGAGCCTTGGATGAACTGGGGTACGACATGGAATGGCAAATCCTTAACAGCAAGGATTTTGGAGTACCCCAAAACAGAGAACGGGTGTTCATTGTCGGACATCTTAGAGGAGAATGTACCAGAAGAGTTTTTCCTCTCTCAAAAAGTGGCCGGCAAGCTAATTCAATCAAAAAACAGTACAGCAATACCATTACAACCAGATACGGCAACTCACAAGGAGCAGGGGCGTACATTGTTGAAAGTAAATCGCAGAAAGTGAGGTCTATCGGAAACATCCATCCTTCAGGAAATGGGATGAATGGAGAGGTTTATGAATCAACTGGATTGGCTCCCACACTCACAACAAATAAAGGGGAGGGGGTAAAAATTATTCAAAGAGCACACGGTTATAATCAAGGCGGAGAACATGACATTGCTCCTACTCTGACTAGCAATAGCTATCAAGAGAATAACCTGGTCAAAGTTGTAGACTTTTACAACAAAATCACAAAAGATGAGGTTGGAACATTAACATCAAGTGGGGGAGGTAGCACTGTTCGAGCTGGAAGTTTTGGAATAACTGATGGCTATCGTATTCGCAAGCTAACACCTCGTGAGTGTTGGAGATTACAAGGTTTTCCTGATTGGGCTTTTGATAAAGCACAAGAAGTAAATAGCAACAGTCAATTATACAAACAAGCAGGCAATAGCGTGACAGTAAATGTTATTACTGCTATCGCAAAGGAATTGAAATAAAAGGAGAAAACAGTGGCAGAGAATGATTTTAATTTGTTGCCGTTGCTGGATTATATCAATCCTGCCACGGTAGACTACCAGACATGGATAAATGTGGGCATGGCTCTCAAACACGAAGGTTACACGGCATCTGACTGGGACAACTGGTCGCAAAACGATAGTCGATACAAGAAATTTGAATGTTTCAAGAAATGGGATACTTTCAACGAAGAAGCAGGAACCATCGTGACAGGCGCCACGATTACTCAACTTGCGAAAGAAAACGGCTGGGTGTCGCAATCCGGTTATGACAGCGAGAATGCGCATGAATTAGAATGGAACGATACCATCGACCGTGATTATCGTGTGATTGACAAAGACTGGATTGAAGGAAAAGAGATTCATGAGCCGACCATTTGGAATCCTGTTCAGGAAATTATCAAGTACCTTGAAACACTTTTTGAAGCTGGCGAAAATGTCGGTTATGTGACCAAGTGTTACCCCAAGACTGACGACGAAACTGGCAAGATTGTCAAATGGTTGCCAACTAAGGGAGCTTACGACCGTACAGCTGGCCAGCTTATTAAAGAGTTGAGTCAGTGCAATGGTGATATCGGGGCAGTCTTAGGTGACTATCACGAAGAAGCTGGCGCATGGGTGCGATTCAATCCAATGGATGGAAAAGGTGCTAAAAATGAAAACGTGACAGATTTTCGCTATGCTTTGGTTGAATCCGATAGCATGCCGATTGACAAGCAGAATGCGATTTACAAAGAACTTGAATTGCCGATTGCTGCCTTGGTCCACAGTGGGAACAAGTCATTGCATGCTATCGTGAAGGTAGATGCTAAAAATTATGAAGAATATCGAAATCGCGTTGATTATCTTTACAAGATTTGCCAGAAGAATGGAATCATAGTTGATACTCAAAATAAAAATCCAAGTAGACTATCACGCATGCCAGGTTTTATTCGAAATGGTCAGAAGCAATTCTTGGTAGATACCAACATTGGTAAGGCTGACTGGGACGAATGGTATCAATACATCGAAGATTTGAACGATGATTTGCCTGATCCTGAAGGGCTGGCTGATAGTTGGGATAACTTGCCAGAATTGGCTCCTGAGTTGATTAAGGGCGTTCTTCGACAAGGCCACAAGATGCTGATTGCTGGGCCGTCTAAAGCTGGTAAGTCATTCGCACTGATAGAAATGTCTATAGCGATTGCCGAGGGTAAGAAGTGGCTCGGTTGGGAATGTACTCAAGGACGTGTCCTCTATGTTAATCTGGAGCTAGACCGGCCGTCTGCCCTGCATCGATTCTGTGATGTCTATCAGGCTATGGGATTGCCACCACAGAATATCAGTAACATTGATATCTGGAATCTCCGTGGGAAGACCGTACCGATGGACAAGCTAGCGCCTAAACTCATTCGTCGAGCTTTGAAGAAAAATTATATCGCAGTTATCATTGACCCGATTTACAAGGTACTTACTGGTGACGAAAACAGTGCGGACCAGATGGCGCACTTCACGAACCAATTCGACAAGGTAGCGACAGAGCTAGGGTCTAGTGTTATCTACTGCCATCACCACTCAAAGGGCTCACAAGGTGGTAAGAAGTCTATGGACCGTGCCAGTGGTTCTGGTGTATTCGCTCGGGATCCTGACGCACTTATCGACTTAGTCGAGCTAGAAGTGTCAGAGGAATTACTGACCCAGCGACTAAATCAGGCAGCGTGCGAGGTTTACAAACAGGCTTTACAAGAACGAAATAACGCTTATTACCAACAGAATGTCGGCTTAGATGACCTCTTAAGCCCTGCACAAATGCGGACGCACTTCGAGAAGGGCATTCCTGATGTCATGGCTCGTGCTCCATTCGTGGATAAGCTCGAAGAGGTTCGCAACAAGATCCAGATAGCGACCGCATGGCGTGTCGAGGGCACGCTTCGAGAGTTCGCCAAGTTTAAGCCAGTCAATATGTGGTTCAGCTATCCAGTACACGCGCTTGATGAAACGGGCGTGCTTGCGGATATTAAGCTGGACGATGATAAACCAGGGTGGATGAAAGCTAAAGAAACTCGCAAAAAGAACGCAAAGGAAGATAAAAAGCAAAAACTGATAGAGTTTGACGAAGCAATTGAAAACGCGAATTTCGGCGAGCCACCATCGAAAGAGGATGTAGCAGATTACTTAGGTATAACTGTCAGAACTGTCGAAAGACGAATAAAAACATCTAAAAAATATCAAATAGATAAAAATACAGGTAACATTATCCCTGTAATAAAATCAGCGACAGAACCGTAAAAATCTGGTCATGTCCTAACAACGACAACACTATAAAATCACGGTTCTGTCGTTGTCGCGACAGAACCATAAAATACGGTTTTGTCGCGCGACAGACAACTATATATTATATATATAGATAATGTCCTGTCGTCCATCATGTCCATACCTGTATAGACAGGGTTGCTTAAAACGCACCCTGTCATATACAAGGGTCATGGACTAAAAGCGAAATTTAAAAAAAGAAAGGAAGTACATTTATAAAAATGTCTGTTGAATTCTTTTTACCGATGCAAAAAATCCCGACAACGACTCACCAACAAAAAAAGGTAAACGTGCAATTTGGTAAGCCGATCTTTTATGAGCCGGCTGATCTAAAAAGCGCCAGGGCGAAATTTGAAAGCTTGCTCGCACAACATGTGCCTCCTGATAAATTTAAAGGAGCCGTTCGACTGACAGTCAAGTGGTGCTTTCCTCGTATCAAAAGAAGCTACGATGGCCAGTACAAGACCACAAAGCCAGATACAGATAATCTGCAGAAATTGCTCAAGGATTGCATGACAAAGCTCGGCTACTGGAAAGATGATGCACAAGTGGCCAGCGAGATTGTCGAAAAGTTCTGGGCGAATACAGTCGGGATCTATATCAAAATTGAGGAATTGCCATGAAAATCAATTATATTGATTTCTTCAGCAGAGTTATTCCGGAATGGATGGCGCTCAGTAATCAGAAGAGCCAAGAAGTTGGCTTCGGCTCGGATGCCTATTGGCTATGGGTAGTGTCATCAATTAACGAAATTTGTAAACAATACAATGATGATGAGCTGGTGACGGAGCAGTTTGGTTTGCTTTTCAGCTGGCTAGAAAAACAAGCAGGAGGAACAGGAAAATGAATAAACAGGAATTGATAAAAAAATACGAAATAAAGGGAAAACAACTTAAAGAGTTTCCGGTTGTCGCAATCGGAGATGTTTTAAAGAATCTTCGCGAACTAGACGAACCAGAAAAAGTCACAATTCCGCAGCTAATTGCTGAAAAAATTGAATACTGTAAGGGAACAGATGGATATAGCTTATTTCATGCAATGGATTATTGCTATAACTTCAAAGAATGCGCTGATTGGCTAGAAAGAAATGAAGAAGTATTTGCGTGTGCATGGCTGGACGGCTACGAGGTCGAGAAAGAGAAGCGATATTTGGTGAAATTGAAAGGTATTTTTAAAGGATGTGAATATCTGAATTTCAAATTCGGTCGTGTATGGACTTTTAGCAACGAAGAAGAGAACGAAGAATATCGCACATGCCACACTCGAACCGAACTAGAAAAAGCAGGATTTGGCGAAGTGTTTAATAGTTCTTTATTTGAGATTGAGGAGGTAGAAAAATGAAATCTAAAAAAACAGGTATTATCATTGGTGCGCTATTTGTAATCGTTGTATCGCCATTTGTGGTTCGGTATGGTTGGAATGAAATTATCACAACGATTATTCCAGTCAGTAAAATTACAGTTTGGCAAGCATTAGGGATGGATGCACTACTATCTTTCATCTGGCCTGTATTATCCAGTAAAAAAGAATCTGAAGAGGATTATTCGTATGCTGTAAAGAGCAGTATTTCGAAAATCATTACATGTGCATTTTTAATTTGGTTAGCTAGTTTGTTTATTTAAGGAGGATTTGAGATGATACCAAAATTTAGAGCGTGGGATAAAGAAACGCAAACAATGCTAAACGTTTCTTTGATAGATTTTAAAAAAAGAGTGTTAGTTGGAGAACATTGGAAATTTGGCGAAACAAATTTTATGAGTTTTGACGATATTAACCTCATGCAATCAACAGGCCTTTTCGACAAGAGCGGGAAGGAGGTATTTGTCGGTGACATCGTTAAGTGCACAAGAGGATGTCACCATGAAGTATATCTAGAAAAAGAATATGGTGGTACATTCATAGGCGGAATGCCTGCTATATATCTAAAAGGATTGAACAAAGGATATGCGTGGACTGGGGATGAGGAAATCATCGGCAACATCTACGAAAGCAAGGAATTTTTGGAGGTGGGCGATTGACGATCAATATCAAACAACGACTAAAGGCTTTACAGTACATCGATATCAAAGCGAAGTCGAAGCACCAGGAAATTATCAGCTTAAAATCAAGCATCTTGCGAGGGCAGCAGTTTGACAACATGCCAAAATCGAAGAATAACAAAAACCAATCAGAAGAATTGAATGTTCTGATTATTGATAAAACAGAACAGCTATATCAAGAAATTCAAGGTTTATATAAAGAGCGTGATGAGTTGATTCAAGCAATCGAATCGCTAAACGATCCGGTAGAGAATATCGTGATGCGGTTGTTTTACATCGATGGGATGACGTGGAATGAAGTCGAAGCTAAGCTAAAATATAGTAGAGGCGCTATTCAAAAAATCAGAAAGTCTGCCTTTGAAAATTTATCTAAAAATTGTGAACGAAGTGAACTAAAGTGAACTTTTAAAGTGATATTATGGTATTGTCAGCAAGTACGGTAAAGCGGACTGATGACTCCTTTAATGTTTAACGGTATCAGGGCGGCAAGCTGGTGATTTCCTCTTTGTATTATTAGTTCAATCCCTGGTGCCGTTATTTAGATTTTTAGTGTAGTGGTAACACGACAGACTCCAAATCTGTAAACGTGGGTTCGATTCCTGCAAAGTCTGTGAGAGATCTTGCATTAAGTCACATAATCGTGTGGCTTTTTGTGTTGTAAAAAAATGGAGGTGATGGAAAATCGCTAAACTAACTTTAAAACAACAGAGATTTGCTGATGAGTACATCATCAGTGGGAATGCGACAGATGCAGCTATTAAGGCAGGGTATAGCTCTAAATATGCTAATACAAACGCATCTAAGTTACTACAAAATACTACAATCAAATTTTATATCGATGAAAGACTGGCTCAGCTTGCGTCTGAGAAGATTGCAACACAGGAAGAGGTGCTTACTTACCTAACTTCAGTTATGCGTGGAGAAACGCAAGAACAGACCTTAATAAGCATCGGAGAATTGGGTCAAACGATTACGGATATTGATGTTGGAGCGAAAGATCGAATTAAGGCAGCTGAACTTTTAGGAAAACGTCATAGACTTTGGACAGATAAAGTAGAAGCTGACATTTCTGGAACGGTGGTGTTTGCGAATGAATCAGACATACCAGATTAAACCAAGTGATATTGTTGTAGATCTTCCAAAAACGGTTGGCAAAGGCTATGGCCAGTTCTGGCGCTCGCGGAATTTCTACCGCGTCGTAAAAGGATCTCGTGGTTCGAAGAAATCAAAGACTACAGCGCTGAACTTTATAACGCGTATCTTGAAATATCCTTGGGCAAATTTGCTTGTGGTGCGTAGATACTCAAACACAAACAAGCAATCGACTTACACGGATTTCAAGTGGGCAGCTAACCAGTTAAAGGTCGCTCATAAATTCAAATTCAATGAGTCTTTGCCTGAAATTACAGTCAAAGAAACAGGTCAAAAGATTTTATTTCGTGGTTTGGATGATGAACTTAAAATCACTTCTATCACGGTTGATGTAGGTATCTTATGTTGGGCTTGGTTCGAGGAAGCATACCAAATCGAAACTGAAGACAAGTTCAGTACGGTAGTTGAGTCTATCCGTGGTAGCTTAGATGTACCTGATTTTTTTAAACAAATCACGGTCACATTCAACCCGTGGAACGAGAGGCACTGGCTCAAACGTGTCTTTTTTGACGAGGAAACTAGACGAGCCGATATATTTGCTACTACGACCACTTATAAATGCAATGAGTGGCTGGACGAAGTCGATATTAAACGTTATGAAGATCTGTATCACACGAATCAAAGACGTGCGAGAATTGTTTGCGATGGCGAATGGGGCGTTGCTGAAGGGCTAATCTACAACAATGTGACTGTCAAGGACTTTGACAAAGACGAGTTATTGCAAAATCCTGCTAACAAGTTATGTATCGGTCTTGACTTTGGTTTTACTCATGATCCAACAGCGTTGTGTTGTTCGCTGATAAACGACACAACGAAAGAGATACACATCTTTGACGAAGCGTACAGAGTCGGTCTGATAACCAAGGAAGTCGCTAAGATGATAAAAGATAAAGGTTATCATCGCTCACAAATCATAGCAGATAGCGCAGAGTCACGGCTGATTGAAGAGCTCAGATCAGAACACGGCATATCTCGAATCAAAGAGAGTAGAAAGGGAAAGGATAGTATTATGGCAGGCGTATCCAAATTACAAGGGTACGCTATTTATGTACATCCAAGTTGTGAACATATCATGGACGAATTTTACAGTTATTGTTATCAACGCGATAAAGAAGGTAATTGGTTGAATAAACCAGAAGACAAGAACAACCACTTGATGGACGCGTTGCGATATAGCCTTCAATGCAATGAGGGCGGGAAAGCAACCGTCCGCAGGCGTTCACAGTACGGCTTATAGAAAGGAATTAAATGTATCAGATTTTAACCTATCCACGGGATGGATACGATGAAACAGCTTTGAGTAAAGAATTGATTTACAAGCTGATTCGCAAACACACACAAGAACGCAGTCGCTTGCGTGATTTGAAGAAATACTACTTGGGTGAGCATGCTATCTTGAATCACACGAGAAGAAATCAGAATGCGCCGAATTACAAGACGGTAGCTAACCACGCTAAAGACATTGCAGACACGTCTACGGGCTATTTTATGGGCAATCCTATCAAGTATAACAACACTGCTGAGAGTGACCTTGAACCTTTACTTTTAGCTTTTGACGGTGCTGAAATTGACCAAGTGGATGCGCAGAACGCCTTGAATATGGCTATCTATGGTCGTGCTTACGAGTACATCTATGCAAAAGAGGGATTGACCGAACTTGATTCGACCAGCGTAGACCCTGAGGATGTATTCATCGTTTACGACGATAGTATCGAACGCAAGGCGCTCTTTGCGGTCTACTACTACGAGATTAAAGACGACACGAAAGATGCAACTAAGTATCAAGCAGAAGTCTTTACTCAGAACTTGCACTATCACATCGTGCTGCGTGATTCAAGCATGGGAACAACGCAGAATGAGCAAGTGGAACCTCACAACCTCGGGCAAATTCCAATTATCGAGTATCGTAATAATCACTTCGCGATTGGCGATTACGAGCAACAAATCAGCTTGATTGATGCTTACAACTCGTTGATGGGCAACCGAGTCAACGACAAGGAGCAGGCAGTCGAGTCTATTCTTGTATTGTATGGTGCGCAGCTAGCTGATAATCCAGAAGATGCAAAAGAAGCCATGAAAATTCTTTCTGAGGAAGGGCTTTTGGAATTGCAAGGAGATGGCGCAAGAGCTGAATTCTTGAAGAATACCTTGGACGAAAACGCAACTGAAATCTTGCGCAAGGCTTTGAAAGAGGATATCTACACATTCAGTCATGTGCCGAATTTGACAGATGAGAACTTCGCAGGCAATAGCTCAGGCGTAGCTATGGAATTCAAGCTACTAGGCCTTGAAATGATAACTAAGACGAAAGAGGCAAACTACAAGCGTGGACTAAGACAGCGGATTGCTATCTTCGCTCACTATTTGGGCATGCAGCAAATTGCTCTTGAAGCACATTCAATCGTGCCGCAGTTTAGTCGTGGATTGCCTAAGAACTTGCTCGAATTGTCACAGATTATCAATAATCTTGAAGGTAAGGTCTCTCTTCGTCAACTTATTTCTCTCTTGCCATTCGTTGAAGATCCTGATGCTGAACTTGAAAGTCTTGAGGAAGAGAAAGAGAAGAATATGGAGCGTGTGCCATTCTTTAATCAAGCGAACACGAAGCCAGACGATGAGGTAGCAGATGAAGAACAAGGACTACTGGACCAAGAGGAAGGCTAATCTAATCTATGATCAGATGGAGAAGGCCGAAAAGCAAGCGGACAAGTTTGACGAGATTTACAAGCAATCTAAAGCCTATTTAGACAAGCAAATCAACAAGATCTTTGATAAATTCCAGCGTGATTATGGGTTAAGCGAGCGTGATGCTCGTCATGTCTTGAAGAATATGAAGGACCAAAAGGACCTAAACGACCTTCGCAAGGCTCTTGAAGCTAGACCAAATGACTCGAATATCCAACGATTGCTTGCTGATTTAGACAGTCCAGCTTATGCTTATCGCATGAAGCGTTTAGAGCGTCTAAACGATGATTTAGACCGCATGCGTGAGTCGATTTACCACTCCGAGAAGACGGGCTCAGATGCCTTTTACAGCGACTTGATGAAAGATGGCTACTACAAGGCTACTTTTGACCTGCAACAGCAGACAGGACTAGCTTATAGCTTCTCTGACTTACCTGAAACAGAAATCAAGCGCTTGAGGGGGCTAAAATGGACGGGAGAAGCCTATTCGGATAGGATATGGGAAAACACAGGGGCGCTCGCTTCCAGCGTAAAAGACGAGCTCCTGATAAGTCTCATGACTGGCCGAAGCGTAAGAGACACATCTCAAGCAATCGCTGAACGGTTCGGAGCAGGTCAAAACAACGCAAGGCGCTTAATTCGTACTGAGTCAGCATTCTTCCACAATCAAATGGAACTGCTTAGCTATGAAGATGCTGAAATCACAAAGTATAAATTTGTGGCAGTATTGGACAAGCGCACGTCTCACATTTGCCAGGAGCACGACAATAAGGTCTATGATACAGACAAGGCTGTTCCTGGTGTGAACTATCCACCTCTGCATCCGTGGTGCAGGTCTACGACTATCGCACACGATGAGGATATCGATTACAGCAGGCTAGAGCGACGAGCAAGGAATCCGAAAACGGGGAAAGTCGAGCGTGCGCCTGCTGATATGACTTACGACGAGTGGTATAGCGAATATGTTGCGAAACGAAAACAAAAGGGGTATAATCAGAGTACAAGGGAAACTAAAGCGAGATTCTATAGTGAGCAACTGTTGTCCGAGATTTCGAAAGCCGAGCCAAAAATCACAAGCGATATGCAACGTATTGCTGGTGAAAATAAACTCGCTGGTCTTGAATTTCGAAAGAAAACAGCTGAGTCATTAGCTCGTAAAATTACAACAGATAGCCAAGCTGAAAATATAAGTTTATCAAAGGCTACAAGTAAAATTAACGATGCTTTGCGGTATACAACTATTTTCGATCCCGATACTTTTGCAAAAGAGTATTTAAAGATGAAACAGGAGCTTATTGCAGAGGGTTATAAAGTTGTTAAAGTAAAAAATACTTGGCTAATAGATGGACCATATAAAGGTGTGAATACAGTCGTTGAAAAAGATGGTATCAACTTTGAAATGCAGTATCATACTCAGGAAAGTTTTGATTTAAAGAATGGTCCATTACATGAGCTTTATGAGAAATATCGTGATACGAATATATCTGACCGAGAACGTATGAAATTATTTAAAGAAATGCTTAATTTAAGCAATGAGCTTGAGATTCCTAAAAATATAGAGAGGGTGAAGTGATATGAAAGATATTAAATACTACCACACAACGGCGAACAATCCTCAAGTGCTTCGTTTAATTGATGGTGTCATGCAAGTTTTTGATATCGAAAAAAAGTGGATTGATAGCATTGATTGGTTTAATAAAATATTTTTCAATGACTTCACGGATTTCGAAGAAATTCCAGAAAAGGATGCATTTGCTTATATCGACAGGATGGTAGCGGCATGATTGATATTGCCTTAGCTATTGCAAAAAAAGCACATGCAGGTCAGGTGGATAAAGCGGGTATTGATTACATACAACATCCTCTCTATGTGGCCAGCCAAGTCAAAACTGAACAAGAAAAAGCTGTCGCTCTTTTGCATGATGTGATTGAGGATAGTGATGTAACTGCCAATGATTTATTGGCGTCGGGTTTGTCAAATGAAGTTGTTACAGCGGTACAAATTTTGACAAAGAAAAAAGGTCAAAGTTATCAAGAATATCTTGAAAAAGTGAAATCAAATAATTTAGCAAGAATTGTAAAACTTGCAGATTTGAAACACAACTCAGATTTATCACGTTTGAAATCTGTTACCAATACAGACTACGAGCGTGTTAAAAAATATAAAAATGCAATTCACTACTTAAGCACTTAGAATAATCTAGGTGCTTTTCTTATGCTCAGAAAGGATTGAAAATGGGTACAGCAAAAATTGGGATAACTAACGTAGAATTTTTAGGATCAGGCGGAATTGAATCAGCGACAGTGAAATTAGAGTTAAATATTCGTGGAACGAATGCATTCACTGCGATTGAGTTACTACCTAAAATATTAACCGACATTTCTTCATTGTCGTATGAAGTTGATTGATTATAACTAAGAAAGGAGAAAAAATATGTTCATTTGGGAATGGGTATCAATCGCTTTTGGGTGGTTGGTATTTTTGTTTTTAATCTTTATTATTTCAGCGTTAATCAGCGGAATAATTAAGGGTGTAAAGAAAGGATTGAAAAAATGAATCGTTATAATAAGCCTAACATGGATAAGGTAAAAATAGGTGGTATCGTCTACGAAATCGAAAAAATAACTGATTTACAGGGAAAAACAGGAGAATGGGGACATATTGAGTACAAGACATGCAGGATTGTTCTTGACGACTCAGCTAGTCAACAAATCGAAGCTCAGACGCTTATTCACGAAATTACGCATGGCATTTTAGTTGAAGCTGGCTATATAAATCATGAAGAAGAGCAGGCAGACCGAATAGGGAAAATTCTTTATCAAGTTTTGGTCGATAATGACTTTTCATGGCTCAAAAACAGAAAGTAGGTGATCCAACATCTTGACTGGCAGGAATAGACTGCTATAAGTTGAATAGTTGAAGTAAGGAGTCTAATAATGAAAGTAAAAGAACTTTGCAAAGTGATAGAAAAAGAGTCTTATGTGACTGTTGAACATAACGGAAAACGATTAGAGGGCGACTATCCTTGTTGCTTTCTCGAATGCGAGTTAGAAGTTAAAAGAGTTTCCGTCATAATCGGAGACGTCATCTTAATAGAAACATAACCGTATGAAATCTCGTACGGTTTTTATATTGTCCAAACTGTACCGATGACAATAAAAGCTGTACTGTTCCGTCGCCGGACGTAAAACGAGATTATCGAGTGGCGACGTAATCGCTGGAGGACAATTATGCCAGAAGAAATCAATGCAACTGTATCTACTGAATCAACTGAGACTGTCGACACTCAAGAAAATGTTGATACAGCGCAGGAAGAAAAGCACGAACGAACTTTCACTCGTGCTGAAATCGGTAAGATGCTATCTGCCGAGCGTTCCAAATGGGAAGCCGAGCAAGAAGCTAAGGAAAACGAAGCTAAGAAGCTTGCCAAAATGAACGCTGATGAGAAACAGAAATATCAGTTGGATCAGCGTGAGCAAGAATTAGCCGACCGTGAACAAGCGATTGCTCGTAAGGAATTGACCGCAGAAGCTAAGGCAATGTTAAGTGAACGTGGCTTACCAGTTGAATTAGTGGGCGTGGTCGATTTATCAAACGCTGAAGCTGTGACCGAATCAGTCGCAAGCATTCAGAAAACGTGGGAGGATGCAGTCCAAAAAGGTGTATCTGACCGCATGAAGGGTAGCGCACCTATCAAGACTGCGCCACAACAATCAACAGGGCTCTCAAGAGCTCAATTTTTCCAAATGAGTCATTCAGAGAAGGCTGCATTGAAGCAGTCAAATCCTGAATTGTATAACTCATTTTTGAATTAACCAACAAGGAGAATTTAATAAATGGCACAAACTAAAATCGCAAATCTTGTAAATCCCGAAGTAATGGGAGACATGATTGCAGCTAAACTACCAAAGAAATTGCAAGTAATTCCATTCGCAGCTATCGACCGCACGCTTGAAGGTGTGCCAGGGAACACAATCAAAGTTCCATCTTACACATACATCGGTGATGCTGAAGATGTAAACGAAGGTGTAGAAGCTGGCGTTGTAGTTCTTGGAACATCAACCAAGACTGCTACAATCAAGAAGGCTATGAAAGCCGTTGAATTGACGGACGAAGCTGTATTATCTGGCTACGGTGACCCAGTTGGCAACGCAGAGAACCAACTTGCACTTGCTATTGCTGCTAAAATCGATAATGACGCAATGGATGCCCTTCTAAAAACAAACACTCGTAAATTTGACTCAAAAACAAAAGCAATTAGCTATGATGTAATCGTTGATGCAATTGATCTGTTTGAAGAAGAAGTCAATACTGAAAAAGTTATGTTTGTAAATCCAAAGCAAGTCACAACTTTGCGTAAAGACCCAAACTTTATCTCAGCAGATAAATATCCAAATAATGTTGTAATGACTGGCGAAATCGGTATGATTGCAAATACACGTATCGTTGCGACTAGTAAGGTAGCTCTTGATACTACTAGCGCATTCTACACATGCCCAATCATCAAGCTGACACACGATGACGAAACCGAACAAGACACTGCTGCATTGACAGTTTACATAAAACGTGATCCAAACGTCGAAGTAGACCGCAAATCTTTGAAACGTTCTACTGAAATCTCAATTGACGAGTTTTACACAGTCGCAGTTTCAGATGATTCTAAAGTCGTGCTTGCTGAAATCAAGAAATAAGGTCTGACCTATGAAAGTCAGAGTTAAACAAGCTTTCAATGACTGGCAAGCGAAAGTGAGACGATGTGAGAATGATGTTTTTGAGATAACAGACGAACGTTTCAACGAATTGTCACACAATCTCAAGAGTGAGTTTTCAGTAGATATCGCAGACGTTGTCGAGATCATTGACGAAATCGAAACCCAAGGAGACGAGACGACTCCTTACGATTAGGAGGTCTTATGGAACTTGAAAAACTAAAATCATTGACGGGCGAGAGCGACGAAACAGTCCTCTCGTCTTTACTTTTAAGGGCTGAAAATATCATTTTATCTGAGACGAACCGAGAAAAGCTGACGCCAGCGCTTAACAGGTTACTACCTGAACTTGTAATTGAGCTCTACAATCGCACAGGAAGCGAAGGAGAGCAGTCTAGGAGCGAGGGTGGTATATCTGTTACCTATGGCGAAAACGGATTGTCTATGGGCCTTTTACAGCGTATTCGGATGCATCGCTTAGCAAGGGTGGCAGGTCATGTTTTTGAAAAAGAGTAGACTGAAGCCTTACAACCTCAAACGGTTCAAGAAGACCGTGACAAACGAGGGGGTTGCTAAAGAGGGATATACGGACGAGGTTGAAAAAGTACGACTTGAATTGTGGCCAGCGACTAGCAATCTACAATCTGAGATTTACGGTGACCGAGTCAACGATATCCTAAATGCAAACGCGAGCAAGGATGCAGATATCAACGTCAAAGATGGTGTCTGTATCGATAACAAGACGGATGTCACACATCGGGTTATCTCAAAGAAGATATACAGCAAGCATCAAGTTTTGGAGTTAGAACGTGTCAGGTTTAATCGGAGCAGATAGCTTAATCGCTAAGTGTCGTAAGCTATACGGTGCAAAGAGTAACGAGATAGTAGGACAAGCGGTTTTGCATGCTGCTAAAACAGTCGTACAAGCTGAAGCAAAACTCAGGGCGCCCGCGAATGAGGGTGAGTTGAGAAATAGCATCAGAGTGCGGTTAAAAGTAAACGGCAACAAGATAACAAGCGAAGTCTTCACGAACTCAGACCATGGCGCCTATGTCGAACTTGGTACAGGTCCAAAAGGACAAGCTAATCACTCGGGCATATCGCCAGAAGTAAGCGTATCTTATCGATCTAGTCCGTGGTATGTGCATGAAGACCAAATCAACGTAGGGCCTTACCACTTTGCGAAAAGGGGGGAGTTTTACAAGATGTATGGTCAGCCTGCGCAACCCTACTTGTATCCTGCTTTGAAAGATAACCATGACCGTGTGTCAAGCAACATCTCAAAATACGTTAGTAGAAAGATAAGAGAACAGATAAAATGATTAATATTAAGCCTTTAATTTACAAAGAATTGCAAAAGGTCGCAGATAATGTGACTGATACTTATCCAGACGATTGGGAGAATGTTCCAGTCGTCATTTTTTTGGAAGAACAAAATAAACCGGGTGATTGGTTCGACGACCAGGAGAAAAAGTCGCATATCCGTTATAAGGTGGATATTTTCGACAAAGATAGCACAAGCGATTTGGCAGTCAAAATCAATGAAATCTTTGCATCTTTAGGATTGCGAAGGACAGATTGTCAAGATGTTCCTGACCCGTCGCATTTGCGTCACAAATTGATGCGATTTGAGGGAATCGTTGACCTAAATTCACAATTGGTTTATCAGTATAGAATGGAGAATTAACACATGTTAGCAAACGGAATTACGCTCTCTTATGGGACAGCTAAAGGAACTTACACAAAACTTTCAGGACTTAAGGAAGTACCAGAATTCGGTATTGAACCTGAAAAGGTTGAAAATACCACTCTTGAAGACAAGGTTAAAAAATATGAATTCGGTATTGGTGACGCTGGAGAACTTGAGTACAAGTTCGCTTATGATAACTCAAGCACAACCGCTCCTTATCGTATTTTGCGTAACGCAGCAGACAACAAGACGAAACTTTTCTTTAAACAAGCATACCCAGACGGTACCGAGGTCACATTTGAAGGTCAAGTGTCCGTTAAATTGGGCGGTGGCGGAGTGAACTCTGTTATTGAGTTCACGCTCAAGATTGCATTGCAGTCTGAACTCGAATTTAAAGACGGAATTGGAGGTTAATAGATGGCTCTACCATACGCAACTTGGAAAGTTAGTGAGGATAAGGAATTGAGACTCCGCCTCACATCTTTGCAAGCGACAAAAGTCGAAGAAAAAATCGGAGCGAACTTGCTCAAGGTGTTCATGCCTGCTGAAGGTGAAGCCTTTGCTTTGCCTCCTCTAAAAGTCATGTTGCTACTGACCCATGGAGCACTTCAAAAGTTCGAGCATGGACTCTCATTTGAAGATGTATCTGACCTATACGATGACTACGTTGACAATGGTGGAGATCAAGCAGCATTCATGGCAGACGTCATATTGCCGATGCTTCAAGTATCGGGTTTTATGCCACGGGAGAAGGAAGACAAGAAAACTCCCAAGAAATCCAAAGCCAAAATGGAAGTAGTCGAGTAGAACAGACTACCATCACATCAGTAAAAGAAATGGTCGAGAGGTTATACCCAATGTTTTTAGACGTCGGGGGCAAGCCTCTCGATTTTTGGGATTTAACGGCACTTGAAATCAGAGACATGATTGAAAGCTATAATCGTATCACAATTCAAAAGCAAAAAGAAAAAATCATTGAATCTTACAGACTTTCGCAAATGATTGCGAACAATGTGTCTATGTTGCTTTCAAAAGATGCCAAACCACTTGAAGTATGGGATTATGCTCCTGAGCTTTTTGAAAAAGAACGAGAGCAAGTTGAACAAGCGAGATTGGCTCAAGAGTTGAAATTGCATAAGGAACGCATGCGCATGTTTGCTGAGAGTCATAACCGAAAATTGAAAATGAAAGGAGAGTAGATGGGAGTTACTCTTGACGAGCTCAAGGTTATGATTGACGCTGAAATCGCACCTTTCAAAAGCAAGATGAAAGAAGTCGAGAACAAGGTCAAAGATGCCTCTAACAAAGTACAGTCATCAACCGACAAAATCAAGGCACAGTCTGGATCCATGCTTGGTGTTTTTGGTAAATTAGCCAAATTTGCGGGTTTTGCGTATCTCGGCAAAAAAATGCTTGACGTCGGCATGTACTCAACGCAGATGGCTCTTGAAGTTACAGCATCGATTAACCAAATCAAGCGTCAAATGGGCGAGAGCTCACAGACATTCTTAAAATGGGTAAATGACAACGCAAACGCTATGAATATGGGCGTTGGTGAGGCTACGAAATACGGGGCGGTGTATTCAAACCTATTTTCTGGCTTCATCAAGGATTCTAACAAGCTGAGCGCATACACTGCTAAGATGCTTCAAACATCAGCAGTAGTCGCAGAGGGTTCAGGTCGTAGTATTACAGACGTCATGGAGCGGATTCGCTCAGGTTTGCTAGGGAATACGGAAGCGATCGAGGATTTAGGAATCAACGTCAACGTGGCCATGATTCAATCAACTGAAGCGTTCAAACGTTTTGCAAACGGTCAAAGTTGGGACCAGCTAGATTATCAAACCCAGCAACAAATCCGTCTGATGGCTATCCTCGAGCAAGCGACTGCTAAGTATGGCACGACCTTGTCACAGTCGGTCAATGGGCGTATCAGCTTGTTTAAATCATTGCTTAAGGACGCCGCTTTAAACGTAGGTAACGCCTTCTTACCGATTATCAACGCAGTCATGCCAGTCTTGAACTCGTTCGCTATGGTCTTGAAGAATGTTACTGCTAAACTCGCTGAGTTTATTGCTTTGATGTTTAACAAGAAAGCGACGGTTAAGGACGGTGTGGCTGGCGCAGTTGGCGACATGAACGGAGCCTTACAAGATGCAGCAGGTGGCGCAGGCGACCTCGCAGATGCTATGGGTGACGCAGACGATGCTTCAGGCGGTCTAGCTGACAACCTTGGGGATTCGGCCAAAAATGCCAAGAAAGCAGTCAAAGAATTGCTTGGTCTAGCCGGATTTGACGAAATCACGCTTTTAAACAAGAAAGATGATTCTGACGACGGAGGCACTGGCGGTTCTGGTGGTGGTAAAGGCAAAGGCAAGAAAGGAAAAGGTGGTAGCGGGCCTTTCAAAGACATCTTGCCAGAAATAGCCTTAACTGACATGGATAACCAATTCAAGAGCATCTTCGATGGTCTTGGAGATAAGCTGAAAGGACTATTTGACTTATTTAGCAAAGGGTTCTCTACAGCATTCAGAGCTGAAGGTCTCGAACGTATCAAGATTGGTCTTGGTCAAATCAAGACGACGCTTGAAGAAATCGCTACTGATCCACGAGTAGTCAATGCTTTTAATGCCATGACCGAGAAAATCGCTTATGCACTAGGGCAGATTGCGGGTTCTATCGGCACGGTCGGAGTTGGCATCGGTGTCTTTCTTGCTGAAAGCATCGCAAATGGTTTAGGACGCCAAAAAGAGCGTATTATTCGCTCTCTAGTGGCTCAATTCGAGAACACAGGCAATATGTTTGCTTCGGCTGGAAACATCGCTCAGGCATTTGCAGATGGCTTCTATGACGTCATAACATCGACTGGCGCTGTTCGTATCGGAAGTTCGATTGTGTCTGCTGTTTTAGCTATTCAAGCTATCATTACTGAGATTGGTTTCAAACTCGGCGGTGACCTACTAAAAGGTATTGAACAGATTGTCACAGACAATATGCCTGGCATCGCTGATGCACTTTCAAATGCTCTATCTGCCATTGCTCCTGTTTTTGAGAGTGCGGAACAAGCAATCAATGACTTATCAGATTCGATCAGTCGAGTGTACGATAATTACATTCGTCCATCAATTGAATCATCAACGAAAGCTATATCAGGCATTATTGGTTTGTTTGTAAACGGGTGGAACAATCACATCCAACCCGTTATAGAGAAACTCAGTCAAGGTTTTTCGGATACAATTGGCAAACACATTTCTCCATTTATTCAAAAAATTTTGGAGATGGTCGCAAGTTTCCAAGAAATGTCACAAGTCATCACTGCCTACGTTGCACCAGTAATTGGCTTTATCGTTGAGGAATTGACAAGAGTTCTAGCTCCAACTCTTGAATACATTGGAGAAGTCTTCCGCATCTTATTCAATACGGTTGCTGATATATTCGGAGGCATAGCGGACTTTCTCAAAGGTGTGTTTGATATCATCACTGGTATTCTTACGAGTGATATGAGTAAGATTTTCGATGGTTTCACTGAAACGGGTGACGCTATCATGAATATCTTATCAGCACTTATCACAGCTTTGTTAGATTTAACAGTAGCAGTTTTGAAAGTTATCTGGGATACGATTGTAGCAATCTTCCAAGCAATTTGGGATGGTATCGTGGCTATCTTCACACCGATTGGCGAATGGTTTGCAGAGCGTTGGAACGATATCACAACTGTTTTAGCTGACGTAGCTAAGTGGTTTGGGGATATGTTCCAGAAAGCGTGGAATGCGCTAACGAATGTATTCTCATCAATCGGCACTTGGTTTGGTGAGCGCTGGAATGACGTGACGACTGCGCTTGCTAACGTTGCTACGTGGTTTGGGAACATCTTCAAGACTGCATTTGAAGCGGTCAAGAACGCATTCAGTACGATTGGCAGCTTCTTCAGCGGTGTTTGGACCACGGTCAAGAACATCTTCGTTAATGCTGGTCAAATGGTCGGAAATGCAGTAGGTGGAGCCTTCAAGAGCGCAGTTAATGCTGTTCTTGGCACGATTGAAAATGTGGTGAATGGCTTCATCGGAATGATTAACGGAGTTATTGATTTAATTAACAAAATCCCTGGCGTATCTCTCGGCGGTATCGGCTATGTAAGTCTACCTCGATTAGCTCGTGGTGGTATCGTTGATAGTCCGACGGTGGCCATGATTGGTGAAGCTGGTAAAGAGGTTGTTATGCCTCTTGAAAATACTGGATTCTTGCAGACTATGGGGCGCATCGTAGGTGGTGCGGTAGTCAATGCCTTGGGCGGTGGCTTGCCACAATCTGGAGGCTTCAGTGGTAGCGGTGACATCATCATCATGATCGGCGGACACGAATTTGGTCGTGTAGCTATCCAAGAAATAAATCGAGAACAAGAACGTGCAGGACAAGTTTTGCTTAATATCTAAAGGGAGGTAAAATGGCACACTTAATTATCAACGGGGTGGCTGTTAAGCCTCCTCAAAAATTTCAAGTCGGTATCCAAGATATTGACGGAGAAACAGGTCGTAACGCTAACGGAGACATGATGCGTGATCGTATCACGACCAAGCGAAAATTAGATTGTGAATGGGGAATGATGACTCAGGAAGAAATGAGTCAGCTTTTAAATGCTGTATCGCCTGAATTCGTTGAGGTATCTTATCCGGACCCGATAAAAGGGCAAACAACTAAAATGTTTTATGTTGGAGATAGGACGGCTCCAAGTTATTCATTTACTGAGAAGTTCAAGCCGTGGTCGGGCGCAAAGTTTAATCTGGTAGAAAGGTAGGTTAGAACATGGATATATTCAGACGTAGGAAATTCGATGAAGCAATGTTTGCCAAAAACCGTACTCTTGCTATCAGAGTAGGGCAGTATCAGTCGAGCGATATCAAAGAAGCGCATTTTGATTATGGCTATATTAGAGGTGACACTTATAAGCCCGGCGGAACATGCGCAGGCAGTGCTAAAATCGTCTTTACGAGCATCATTACCACTTTCAATAAGCTAGATAATGTTTATCCTGAAATCGGTCTTTTGGTAGACGGAACTTACGAATGGGTCAAAATGGGTGAATACTTCATCAACGACATTGAGATTGACCGAAACCGTAACACGACTAAGCTCGACCTTATGGACGGGATGTTCAAACTTAATCGTGAGCACGTCACAGACTTGATTTATCCGGCAGAAATCAGGCAAGTCATCAAAGAGATTTGTCTGAAAACGGGTGTAAAACTTGCAAACGAAAACATGGATATTGCATCCATGAATTATGTAATCGAGAATATCCCGAAAGACAAGAAAATGACATTCAGAGACGTCTTGAGTCTAGCTACTCAAATGCTCGGGATGTCTTGTTTTTTCAACCGAGAAGGAAAACTCGAGATTAAAGAATTGACTGACTCAGGTATCACGATTACAGCAGATAGTTATTTCATGCACGGATTGACCAAAAGCGAAGTTGAGTATCAGATTGCAGGGATAACCTGCAAGAAAGATAAAGAGACACTCACAGTCGGAATGCGCACTGGTCGCTCGTTAGAATTGGATAATCTGTTCATGCCTCAAGTGGTTTTGGATGCTCTCTATCATCGAATTAAGGATATTCGCTATTATCCGTTTAATTTGAATTACCAAGGGCACCTCTTACTTAATGTGGGCGAATGGGTGACTATCAAGACCAACACCGGCGAAACCTTCAAATCGCCAGTGTTGAGTCAATCTTTCACATTCAAAGGTGGGCTTCGTGGTCGCATTAGCGCAGACAGTAGAGCTGGCAATGATGCGCAGTATTCATACGCAGGAACCATTACGAAGAAGATTGTGCAATTCAACGAATTTGAGGCTCAAATCCAAAATCAAATTGAAGAAGCAGATAAAAGATTTGACCAAAAAGTTGATAAAATCAAGAAAGATTTTAGTGATCAAGTCGAACTTGCCAAAGCAAGAGCGGAAGAGGTCAAACGTCAACTCTCTGACACCATCGACCAGCGATTCAGTAGTTTCAACAATGGACCTCTACAAGAGGTGAAGCGCAGGGCTGATGAAGCCTTGAGAAACGCTGGTGCTGTCTCAAATGTTGCTCAAGAAGCGAAGCAAATCAGTGAGCGAGCAAGAGCTGATATCGCAACTCTTCATCAAAATATCTCTAACGACTATGTCGCGAAATCGACATATCAAGAAGATGTGAGAGGTCTTGAACGTCGATTTAGTGCGATAAGCACGCAGACGAACAATGATATCGCTTCAAAGATTGCTCAGTACAAGCAGACGGTTGATGGGCAATTTGCAAGTATTACGTCACAGATTGCTGGCAAAGCTAACTTGCTTGATTTTCAACGAGTGCAAGAGACTAGCAAGCTCTATGAGAGGATAATCGGTCGTAGCGAGTCTGACATTGCTGATAAGGTTGCTCGCATGGCTCTGACCAATCAACTGTTCCAAGTCGAGGTTGGGAAATATGCCAACGTTGGTGGCCCGAATATGCTACGAAATTCGAGGGCTGACGACGCTTTGAAACATTGGACTGAGGATAATGGTCGTTTAGGTTTCACAGCGCACGGCTTTTATTTCAATGGGCAAAAGCGCATGTTTGAACTGAGACCAGGCGCAGTCGTTAAAAGTCCGCGTTTTATTGTCAAACGAAATACTGATTATACTCTAAATATTTTAGGATTTGATAACAACTCAAAATATTTTAGAGTGTATTTCTGCAAGCGTAAAAAAGATTCAAGTATGAATTTTCAACAAAAACAACTTGTATTTGATGGAAAAACTCGTTGGGTTGATGGTTCCGTCTTCGATAACAGTCGAGCAGTCAAGAAAACGTTCAAATTTAACGTCGGTGACTACGATGACGGCTATTTGCAATTCGAGTATGACCGAAACAACCCAGACAAATGGGGCGGTCTGTTCATGACCGAGCTGGATTTCTACGAAGGCTCAACTGACCGTCTATGGCAACCTGCTCCCGAAGATGCGACGCTTGAGACAGACAAGACTCTTGAAGCGACTCAAACTAAACTGACCTTACTTCAAGGTTCGTTTGCGTTTCAAAATCTGACCAGCGCAGGCTCAATCGTTTCGCAAATCAATGCGACTAACAATCAAATTCTGATTGAAGCTGAAAAGATTCGTTTGAAGGGCAAGACCTTACTTGACGAACTGACAGCGATTGATGGATATTTCAAGCGGTTATTCGTTGGCGATGCAAGCGTTGGAACCCTCAACACAAACATCTTGCGAGCTAACTCTATTACAGCAGACAAGCTCGTGATGGACCAAGCAATGGCTCGGATGTTTGTTTCAAGCGATATCTTCACGGATACGCTTGCTGCTAAAGAAGCCTTCATCAACAAATTGCGGTCAGTAGTAGTATCTGCGACCTTGCTTGAAGGGTACAAAGGGAAAATCGGTGGATTCCAGATTGGTACACATGATAAGGACTCTCATACTTATTGGATAACGGGATCAAATAGTTTTAGAGTCGGTATGGGTGATGTCGGCCAAGAGAATTGGGATAAAACAGCCCTTTGGGTGAATTGGGGGGATGACTGGAACAAACCTGGTGAAAAAGCGTGGTTTGTTAACGCTCGCGGAGAAATGAAGTGTTATAATCAAGCGCATTTTTGGAATGTTCCGGTTATTCACGGGGATTTGCATGTTGGCGGGAATATTTTTTACCAAAAAGATCAATATAACAGAGGATACTGGATTTATTCTCCAGACTACAATAAAATTGCTCGGTCAAATGGATATGTGTATTTATCCGGGGAGAACTTTGGAGGTTCCGACTGGATACCTTTAAATAAAGAAATCTCAGACCGTAGATACAAGCATAATATCGAAGCTAGTACAGTCTCAGGTCTTGATATTATCGAAAAACTCAAGACGTACAGTTATCGCAAAGAGTACGATAACAAAGTTGAGGACATTTCTTGTGGTATCATGGCGCAGGATGTCCAGAAGTATATCCCAGAGGCTTTCTTTGAAAATCCTGACGGTGCATACTCATATCGTACATTTGAACTCGTGCCTTATTTGATTAAGGCCATTCAAGAATTGAATCAAAAAATAGAAAAATTGGAGAAAACAGCATGAACGAACAAGACAAACAAGTCAGCAGTCTAGCGATTAAGTCGCTTAGCGAAAAAATCAGCAAAGAAGCTACTCAATCGGCTACACTCGAAGCCCTCTATACAGTGACTGCGATGGAACTTGAGCAGATGAAGCAAATCATCGACTCAGACGAAGAACTCAAAGCAAAATTTGAAGAAACGAAAGGAAAAATGACAAATGGCAATTAGTAATTATGAGCTTGTAGGCAAGCCTTACACACGAGGTTTGGGCGATAGCACGGTCACAGTAGTAGAGATTCGTCTTTCAGATGGAACTCGTTACAGCACGAACATGCGTGAGCTTGCAGGCGACCGCACGACTGAGCAAGAGGATGCCTTGATTCAAGCGGTACTGGATATTATCAAGGCTGAATTAGATCCAGCAAGCGCTATTGTTCAGACTCAAGCTAAACTTGAAGAAGCGACTCATAAACTTGCTGAAACTGAAGCGAAACAGACGGCAACAGACCAAGCAGTTAAGCATAATCAAGAAGAAACTGACCGCTATGGTAAAATCATCCATGCGGTCGTTTTAAATGCTGTAGTAGGCAAGACAATCGCTTATGGAACTATCTACAAGGAATTGGTAGAGTTGATTCCACTTGCTGAAGTTGGGAAACATTACATGGCACATGACTTGATTACTATCGAAGACCCAGCGCACGTTGAAGTGAATGGTGAAGGCAAGCGTGTCTTGGTTCAGCTTAACCGTGAATTTACTTACAACGGTGAACCTGTCAGCGATTTTGCTCGCAACGGTCGCCTTGAACTTGACGGAACAGGCGCAGCATGGAAGTATGAACCTAAAGAATAGAGGTGTGTATGCAAATCGAATTTTTCAACTTTCTAAGAAGCGTAGTCCAGACCGAAGACGGCCTGGTATTGTACGCTCTTGCATTGATTGTTTCAATGGAAATCATTGATTTCTTAACTGGAACGATTGCAGCTATTGCCAATCCCGATATCGAGTATAAGAGCAAAATCGGCATCAATGGGCTCCTTCGAAAGATTTTAGGGGTGCTCTTGCTGATGATCCTTATTCCGATGTCCGTGCTCTTGCCTGAAAAGACAGGCTTCGCATTTTTGTACTCGATTTATCTCGGATACATCGCATTTACTTTTCAATCACTCATTGAAAATTACCGCAAATTAAAAGGAAACGTTACTCTTTTTCAGCCGATTTTGAAAGCATTTCAACGCTTGCTTGAAAAAGACGAAGATAAAAATAAAGGAGAATAACACATGATCAACTGGAAATTGCGCTTGAAAAACAAAACAACACTCATTGCCCTTTTAGGAGCAATCTTCCTTATGGCCCAACAATTCGGGCTTGAAATCCCCAAAAATATCCAGGACGGTGTGAACACGTTTGTTTACATCCTTGTCTTGATTGGTGTTGTCAACGACCCAACAACATCAGGAATCTCTGATAGCAAACGTGCTCTTGACTATCAAGAACCAAGCGAAGATTAGGAGAAAACAATGAAGAAAAACGACTTATTCATCGACGTATCTAGCCACAATGGATACGATATTACAGGTATTTTGGCTGACATGGGTACACAGAATACTATTATCAAAATTTCTGAAAGTACAAGCTATATCAACCCTTGCCTGTCCGCTCAAGTTGAGCAATCAACCCCTGTTGGATTTTATCATTTCGCATGGTTTGGAGGTGACATCGACGAAGCCGAGCGAGAGGCACGCTATTTCCTTGATAATGTTCCTCAAAAAGTAAAATACTTGTGTCTTGACTACGAAGATCACGCTAGCGGAGATAAACAGGCAAATACAGATGCTTGTATTCGCTTCATGGAAATCCTCAAAGAAAATGGTTATGAGCCAATCTATTACAGCTACAAGCCATTCACGCTCAATAATATCTATTATGAGCAGATTCTTGCGAAATTCCCAAACAGCCTTTGGATCGCCGGCTATGGTTTAAACGATGGAAATGCTGATTTTGAATATTTTCCATCCATGGACGGGATTCGATGGTGGCAATACTCTTCAAATCCGTACGACAAGAACATTGTTTTACTAGACGATGAAGAAGCTAAGCCCAAATGGAAAAAGAATGATACTGGATGGTGGTATGAATACCCTGACGGCTCTTATCCAAAAGACGAATGGGAAAAGATTGATGGCATCTGGTACTACTTCGACGAGAGAGGTTATTCAATAGCTTCTCGCTGGTTGAAGGATGATAGTAAGTGGTATTATCTAAAAGAAAACGGCGCAATGGCCGTTGGTTGGGTGCTTGTGAATGGTAAATGGTACTATCTTGATGCTTCAGGAGCAATGGTCACTGGTTGGGTTCAATACAAGGACAAACTATACCATCTCAAAGAAGAGAATGGAGCAATGTCTTCAGAAGAACTTGTTAAAGTTGAAGGTGGCTGGTACTACGTCAACGAAGATGGCAGCCGCTCAGACAAACCAGCATTGGATGTATTACCTGATGGACTAATTGTTACCACTAAATAATTTTTTTAAAATAGAAAGGAAAATTTCTAAAATATTGTTCGAATTGTAACCGCAGGCAATAGCTTGCGGTTTTTTTGTTTGCAATAATAAAAGCAGTGACCGAAATCACTGCTTATCAGCTATAGCAAATTCATAGAGCTTTTCTGCTGTGAGAAGGGCTATTTTGTCCATGCTTGTTTTCCCTTTTCTAAGGTCAGAAACAGTAGTCCATGGAACTCCAGCACCTTGTGAAATAGCAGATGTAGATATCGAACTGTCTAATAATTCTTGAATAACTTTTCTCATATTATTTACCTCAATTTTTATCTTAATCATATTATATCACGGTATGCCGAGATAGTCAAGCGTTTTGATGAAGTTTTTTCAAGAGAAATAGGAGGCAAAAAAGGGGCAAAAATGTCGTAAACGTCTGTAAAATGATGTAAAAATAATTCTTTCAAAGTCAAAAATATAGCTGATTTTTAAGGTGTCGGAACTTGATGTAAATATATGTAATAGTATTTTTGAATGTAGATGGATTCTAATAGAAAAACGAACAGTTTTACTAGCTGTTCGTTTTTTATATTGGAGCTTAGACTCTACTTTCAGAATCGTTTTGTTGCTTGCTTTTTCCTTGACCTAGACCAACTGCATGTTTTTGGACCAGCAAGAGCTGCCCGTTGTCATCTTTTGCAAAAGTTAGGGTAACAGTCTTGATTTTGTCACCAATGGAGAGATAGGTGACTTTTCTCGTATTGTAACCCCCAATAGTGGAGTCAAACTCGGAGTCTGGTAGTCCGTGTTTTTTAATAATATCCTTGTAGTTGGTACCACCCTTTCCTTTGTTGTCAAGGTCACCTTCGATTAAGGCGTCGAACTCTTTTTGGGTCCAAGTGAAGTTATCGTCTTCTTCCTCCTCTGGGATGGAATAGGCGCTATCATCTGTCAAGTCGCTTTCTTCTTCGCGTTCCATTGAGGCACTCGCCTCGCTGTAGGAACGGTTAAACTCCCTGACAAACTCTTTGTAGACATTAGCGTACAGTACCTGGGTCGTAAAGAAAAGTACAATAGAAGCAATTGACAGAGCTGTTCCGATAATGGCCATGGTTTTTCGTTTTTTGAGGTTGACGATAAGGCCGATAATCCCCAAGATAAATGCGACGATGGCGATGAAAAATGATAGATAGTTAATAAATGGGATCCAGGATCCTAAAAGTGCGATGGCTCCAAAAATAGTTGCTAAGATTCCTAAAACTCTTTGTTCTTCTGGTTTCATTTGAAAGTTTTCTCCCTTCATCGAGTGAATGGATTTCTATCCACAGTAGTTAGTGCTTATTATAGAAAAAATATTGCCTAATGTCAATTTAAACCAAGATAGTTCTCATAGAAACTTTTTTCTTGACATCTTTTCTGAAAATGATAAAATAGTTCTCATGGAAACCTAAATAGTTCTTGTGAGAACTATATTTGTCGTGAGAAAGGAGCAATC